ACAGCAGATGGTGGGTGCTGCAGACCGCATTGTCAATGAGGCACAGCCAATTGTGGATACGAGACTTCCGGATGGCTCCCGTGTCAATATTGTTTTGCAACCGGTATCGTTGGATGGTTCCTGTATTTCAATCCGAAAATTTTGTGGAATACCAATGAATCTTGCGTATCTGGTGCAGTCAGAAGCTATATCAGAGGAAGCGGCGGAGCTGCTGAAACTGCTGGTAAAGGCGGGATACAATATTTTTATTTCAGGAGGGACAGGTTCCGGAAAGACGACATTTCTCAATGCACTTTCGGAATATATACCAGAGGGGGAGCGTGTCATTACCATAGAAGATTCTGCAGAACTTCAGTTGAACAATATAAAAAATCTGGTGCGGCTTGAGACGCGTCCGGCAAATGGACAGGGTGCACAGGAAATTAGTATCCGGGATCTGATCCGCACGGCTCTGCGTATGCGGGCGGAACCCCACCATTATGAAATAGTGAGGTTTAGAGCGTAATAAAAAGCCGCTCCCCGTCCCAAGTACACTCCTGAATCACAGCGCGAGCGATCGCGTTTTTTTCTTTGTCGTCGAAGCCTTCCAGACCATGAATCAGTTTCGCGATTTCCACAGCCGTGGCCTTGGCATCCTTCGCGCTGGCAGCAGCCCGGTGGCTTTCCATCTCTGCCAGCGAGGCTTCACGCTTCAGGGCACCCAGCTCAACGTCCAGGCGTTCCATTTCCGCGATGATATACTTTGATGCAGCGGAATCCTCGGCCAGAGCTAACGATGCAGCCAGGCGGCCGATCTTGCGCTCACAGGCGGACACGCGAGCCTGCGCAGCCCTCAGATCGGGAACATCGGCCGGAGCTTCCGCCTTGACAAATTTCTGAATCAAGCCAGGATCCGCAGCGATGCCACGGAACAGCTCCAGGACTTCATCGTCCAGCAGATCGCATTTGATCTGCCCCATGTCGCAGGCGTCCACACCCTGCCTCATTCGCTTCCTGCAGTAGTACCAGGAAGAACAGGTACCGTCGACCTTTTTCTTTCTGGAGACCTGCATCAGGTTCCCGCACTTGCACCGGAGCACGCCCTTCAGGAGAGGCACCGGCCACTTTGCGTCCTTGATGCATTTGTTCTGAGTAAACCGGGACTGCACCGCGAGCCATTTCTCAGCAGGCATGAAGGGCTTGTGCTTTCCAAGACACACGGTCCACTTCTCCGGCGGCTGCGCCTGGTGTTTTTTGTTTTTCTCGGTCGACCGGCCATAGATGATCACACCGACGGATCCGTCCCACATTTCACGCGGGGAACCAGGATCCATGATGCAGCCTTTCGCGGCATAGAAGTCGTAGACCTCCGGAGTCGCCTCGACGCAATACGGCATGGTCAGCATTTTATGAAGCTGTGTGGTTGAGAAGAACTTCCCGCTCTGCGTCCGGATGCCCTGGTTTTTGAACCGCGTCTCCATCCCCTGCAGACTGCAGTTATAAGCCAGGAAGGTATCGAAGATCTGCGTCACGTAGCGAGCCCCGTCCGGATCCACCTCGATGGAGCAGTGCTTCTTCCCATTCACAACAATATGCTTCCTGACGTAGCCAACCGGAGGATTACCGCCGGTCCAGTATCCCTTTTTAGCAAGGCCCAGCATGTTATCCGTAACACGGGCCGCGATGGTTTCACGTTCCATTTGAGCAAAGACCACCGTGACATACATCATGGCGCGCCCGATCGGCGTCGTGGTGTCGATATTTTCCTTTATTGAGATGAACATCACGCCATGCTCCTCCAGGAGCGCGTAGATATTCGCAAAGTCCCGGACATCCCTGGAAAGACGATCCAGCTGATAGACCACCAGGACATCACAGAAGCCACCTTTTATGAAAGACAGCATACGCTGCAGATCCGGCCGGGACGTATTCGCACCAGTGAAGTCTTCATCAGAGAACTGCTGCCAGGAATCCACCTGGCCGGAAAACTTCGACTCGCAGTATTCCCGGTTCATCCGGAACTGATTATCGATTGAATCTGATTTATCAGAAAATACGGATTTTCGTCCGTAGGAAAAGAACCTCATCGTCTCACCTCCCAAAAAAGAGTATAAAAATAAACCCTTGCGGATTTATCGGAAACGCTGTAAAATTTATTCGTAGAGTTTACAGCTTCCGCAAGGAAGAACAGGTCGCCTGGTGTTCGCAGCACTGGGCGATTTTTTTATTTACAATTCTTAATCAGAGCCCGTAATCCGGGGAAGTTTTCCACGAATTCATCATCCAGATCCGACAAAGTCAACCAGGAAGATAAAAGCAATTTATTGTCGATTAAAAATTGAAGTATTGGCCGCGGCAGGCCTCGATCTGGAAATAGCGGCTTTTCGTCAAGGGCGTGCTGGATCAGAGCTGACGCATCAGCGCGATACATCCCATCAAGCATCGGAACTCCTAACTTTTTCATAAGCTCAAGCTGAGCCTCCGTAACTTCTGGCATTTCCAATTCATGAGTAAACGGAGGAAGTAAGCCTGTACGCGCTTCTACATCGGAGATCGCCTCCCAGGATCCACAAAGAACGCGCCTCGTGTTGCGCCTTCTGGTTCCTGGGTTTTTTCCGGTTATTTTATACCGAAGGATGCGATCACCCGGCAGCTTCACGATTGGAGCCGCAGGTTCGGCTTCGGCTTGCCGCGAGAAAATTCTGCTGAAGAATCCCACGACTATGCCTCCTTTTTATTTGCTCCTCCGTTTCCACCATTCGAGAGAGATGATCCTGCCGCCGCTTTTTTCTGAAGCTCAAGCTGCTGCCGGTATGCCTCCACTTCCGCATCGATATCCAACTCCGAAGCGGAACCCGAAGGAAAAGCCTTCGCATTCGGATCCAGGTCTTCAAGAGCAGCCACGACATCAGTAATGAAGTCGATAATCGTCTCGCGTGAGCCAGCCTTCAGGTTTATGTATTTTTCAATCAGAACCTGGTCGGCATTGGAAAGATCGTACCTTTTAACCAGAGCCTCCAATTCATCGCTGGCATCCGGAGCAAACATCTCGCCGGCTCCATCACGGAGCCATTCTTCGTTCACACCGAACTCCCTACAGATAAGAGAGACCACAGAATCGATCGGTTCATTTCTTCCAGTTTCGTAATTAGCGATAGTATTTCTTTTTATTCCGATACGATCAGCAAACTCCTGCTGAGTCAAATCAAGATCGCGCCGGATTTTTCTAATTCGGTCTTTCACGATTTCACCACCTTTCATGAATGATTATACAGCAAAAAAGTGCGTTCGTCAACAAAAAGTCACACAATCAACAAAAAATGCTTGACGATTGTGCGGATAGGACGTATAATAGTCCCAGAAGCACAAAAATAGAGCACCAAACGGAAGGAGGAAACACCATGGCAAAAGCTAAGAGATACACAGCCGAGCAGCTCAGCGACGCTGAGAAGATGGCAGCAACCCTCGCGAACGTTCCGGAGGAAAAGAGAACCCTCGTCATAATGATGACAAACTCATTCATGGCCGGAATGGAAGCACAGAAAGCCATTGACGATACAGCCAAAGCAGCAGCGCTGGCATAAACACACAACTGAATAAGAAGCAAGAGGAAGCATGACACCTCAATAAAAACTGTCTGGTCTGGCGGAGCCGATGCAATAAATCCGCTCGGCGGATAACCGGAGCCTGCGGCCAACCGTCGTAATTGGGAGAGGTAGCGTGAGCCCAAGTAAAACAATGGCGGCTAGGAGGCAGATGAGAACACCAGGAGAGAGAACATCCGGAGCATGGACTGGTGGGTGCGCAATACACCCGGATGGCGGCGATGAAACAGACCGCACTGCAGGCAACAGCTATACGGCTACCCCACACAAAACTCAGGGAGCAAACAGCGGACAGGTTCTTCTTCAACCTTATGGAGAACCTGTCACAAACTGCCGGGCCCAGCCAAGCCTAGAGAGCAATATAAACAGCTCCGGAAGTCAACTACTAAATTAAAGAATTTATAAGAAGGAAGTGAGTAAGATGCAGAGGTATCAGACAGAGGATGAACACCGGAAAGCAATGAGAGCTAAGATCAATAAAACAATAAAGAGAGGAAGACGCCGGAAACGAATCATCCGAAGATTGAAGAAGGCAGTGCCAGGAATCTGCATCGGAGTACTTATCGCAGGCATGGGAGCCTGGTGCATAGCAGCTCCACTCCCGGATCCAGACGACTATGAGCCATACCGATTCCAGGCAGAGAACGGTCAATGGTACACCCAGGAAGAATACGAACAGATGAGCCGAGAAAGAGATGCATACCATCAGCGGGAGCGTGAGGAAGCAGAGAAGGAAGCTCAGATGATCAGAGACTACCAGGAGCAATACCAGAAGGACCAGGAAGCAGAATGGAAGCTCTACCAGGAGCAGACGCGGTCAGGATTGATTCACAGCATGGACTTTGATGCAGACGATGCATACCTGCTGGAGAAGATCGCAATGGCTGAAGCTGAATCAGAGGACACCGAAGGCAAGGCACTGGTCATGCTGGTAGTCCTGAACCGGGTATGGGATGCAAGATTCCCGGACACGATCGAAGAAGTGATCATGCAGGACGGAGCATTCACACCGGTGAGCAATGGCAGATATGACAAAGTGGAGCCGGATGCCGACTGCGGGAAAGCACTGGAGCTGATCACAGTAGAGCACTGGGATGAAAGCCAAGGAGCCCTCTACTTTGAAAAGGCCAGCGACGAAAGCACCTGGCATAGCAGGAACCTGCAGAAGTTATTCACACACGAAGCGCACACCTTCTACACAGAGAAAGAGTGAGGACAATGGGAATCAGAATGGAAGTCAAGCTGACGGATGGGTACCAGCAGCGCTTCACAAGTGCGTGCCTGGCTCAGATCGGAAGCAGAAAAGAGGTAACGAAGATTGAAAATGGCAATGAAGGACGGAAAGATCATGCTGATCGAGGTGGACAATACACAGATGGCAATCATAAAGTCCTGGAACTCAATGAAGTACGACCGGCGCAAAAACATGATGATCGGAGACTGCAGCAAGGAACTGCTGGACAAGCTCTCCAAAATCGTGAGACTGCCACCGGCCATAGAAAGCTACAGGCAGCGATTGGATGAAACACAGCGAGCCGTAGATAAGATGCGAGTCGAGAAGGAACCGGAGGCCCTGGTCAAATACCCGGTGCAGGGCAGCCTTTACGAGCATCAGGTAAGAGCAGCCAACATGGCACTCCTGACGTTCGGCCTCGCGGATCCAAAAGAGGTACTGAAATCAGAATAGGAGGCAGCTATGGCATACGATGAAATCATCGAACAGCTGGAGATCACTAAGACCAAAATCAAAGAGATCGCCAGGAACGAATATGGTGGAGAGTCATGGAACGACGACCTGGATGCACTGACAGAGGCAGCGGACATCGTCGCAGACTACAGCAAAGCAACAGCCCAGGCATCAGAGATGATCCAGAAGTACGAACAGCCAGCAATGGCAGTCAGACGTGCAGCAGGGCTTTATACCTGCCCGCTTTGCGGCAAGAGAACACAGGTCGGCCACACGCACTGCCACTGGTGCGGAAAGAAGCTCTCCTGGGACAGAGAAGCATACGCAGACCGTGACTACCCACGCATGAGCACGAAGGGAGGCAGGAGACGATGATCATACAGTTAGAGATTCCGAAGGAATTCGCAAAAGACTACGCAAACAATAGATTTGATGACTTCTTCAGGAGAGTCTATGCGGATATTGATAACGAAGGAATGTGCGGCAATTACGAAGGCGAAACAGCTCAGATGATGGCGCACGCGTTCAAAGAATCGAGGTGCCTGGACTATGAGAAAACTCGTTGATGCACCCAGGAAAAAGAAGCAGTGGACCGAGAAAGAGGAAGCCTACCTGCAGGATAAATGGGGCACGGTCTCCATCAAAGGACTGTCCAAAGCTCTCGGCCGATCAGAGAATGCAATCATCGTCAGAGCGCAGCGGCTCGGATGCGGCGCACACCTGGCCGGAGACACAAGGATATCCCTGAACCAGCTCATGCTTGCAATCTACGGAAAGAACATGCTCGGTTACACCAGCGACAGGCTAATCCGGTACGGACTGCCGGTCAAATGGCACGTAGTGAAAAAGAACCGGTTCAGGGTGATCGACATCGATGCATTCTGGAAATGGGCCGAGGATAACAAGAGCATCCTGGACTTCTCCCGGTTCGAGAAATACGGTCTCGGAGCAGAACCTGACTGGGTGGATGTGAAGCGCAAGGCGGATTATAAAAAGCTGCAGCTTCACGGCCAGCACAACGCAGCATGGACGAAGACGGAAGACGACAAGCTCCGGTACCTGCTCAGCAAAGGGACATATACATACAGCGACCTGGCAGCAGAGCTGAGACATTCGGAAGGAGCTATCAAGCGCAGGATCCTAGACCTTGGAATCAATAAGAAGCCCGTGCGGTGCCCCCCCCCGAAAATGGACGGAGGACGAGGTGGAAACCTTGTGCCACATGGTAGACGAAGGCTACGATTTCACACTGATCGCAGAGAAGCTGAACCGGACAGCGCTGGCCACGCGTGGAAAATACGAGCGGCTGCAGAATCCGGAATATAACAAACGATACAACCGCGGGCAGAATGAGGACTACGAATACCAGGGAATCAGAAGCATAAGCGGAAAAGACATCCTGAAAGACAGAGAGCTGATGGATGGCGCCGAGTTCCAGGAGCTGGAGCCGGTAGCAAATAAGTGAAGGAGGAAAGTAAATGGCAGCCAACACAAATAAAGGCTTCGGTCTTTTATTTGAAATGGGATGCGGCAAGACCAGAACTGCGATCGCCATCGCAGGAGCCGCATATGAAAAAGGCGCGATCCAGAGAGTCCTGGTAATCGCACCAACGTCCGTCGTGTCGGTCTGGCCAAAAGAGATCGCAGAGGTCGCAGACTTCAAAGTGACCTGCAAAGCGCTCCTGGGAACGAAGCAACAAAGGATCCGAATGATTGAAGACCTGCAGGCGTTCCCGTTCAAAGCGCTCAAGGTCGCCGTGATCAACTACGAATCAACCTGGAGAGATGGACTGTTTGAGAAACTCCAGGAGTATGACGCTGACCTGATTATATGCGATGAGAGCCAGCGAATCAAGACACACGACGCAGAGCAGAGCAAAGCAATACATAAGTTAGGAGACCAGGCAAGGTACAAGCTCATCCTCTCCGGAACACCGGTACAGAATGATGCCATCGACATCTGGAGTCAGTACCGGTTCCTGGACGCTTCGATCTTCGGCCGGAACTTCTATCAATTCAGAAACCGGTACGCGATCATGGGAGGATTCAACCGGAAGCAGATCGTCGGATACAAAGACCTGGACGGTCTGATCCGAAAAGAACACTCGATCGCATTCAGAATCACGAAGGAAGAAGCAATCGACCTGCCGGAGCAGACGTTCATCAAGAGGAAGGTCCAGCTCGGCAAAAAGGAAAAAGACCTATACAACCAGATCAAGCGAAGCAGCTATGCAGAATTATCCAACGGAGACAAGATCACGGCCACAACCGTACTGACAAGGCTCCTGAGACTGCAGCAGCTGGCCGGAGGATTCCTGGTCACAGACGACAGCGACAAGCCGGAGCTCGTCAACACAGCGAAGCTGGATGCGCTCCAGGATATCATCGAGGACTACGTACTAGGCGCAGGAAAGAAGCTGGTAATCTTCGCAAGGTTTATCCCGGAAGTAACCGCCATCATGAAGATGATAGATAAGACCTTCCAGAAGACAGGAAAGAAGCAGGTGGCCATCTACGGAGCGATTAAGAAAGAAGACCGTGGACCGATCATCAAACAGTTTCAGGAAGATCCGGACACCGTGATCATCGTCGGCCAGATCGACACCCTCGGCGTCGGAGTTACCCTGACAGCTGCAGATACATGCGTCTACTATTCGAAGAACTTCAACTACGCCACGTATGAGCAGAGCCTCTCCAGGATCCACCGAATCGGCCAGAGAAACACCTGCACATACATCGACCTGGAGACCGAAGGAACCGTGGATGAGATGATCGGTAAGGCGCTGGCCAGAAAAGAAGACATGGCCAAGACGGTCGTGGATGACTGGCGCGCGTACTTTGAATAGGAGGTATAGAGATGAAACTGAATGACGTATACACAAAGCCACTGAAAGACGTCGTAGAGGAACTGAACCTCACAGACATGAAGGTTCATACAGACGACGATGGAGAAGTGAGATCCATAGAGCTGAAATATGAGCCGAACAATCGCTTCACGAAAGGAGCTCAGTCATGCTATTAAAAGAAATCGGCCGCAAGATAGCTCAGGTATTCAGATTAGCAAGGGACGCGGACGAGAAGGTAGCGTCCAGTATAGCTGCGGCGCTGGATGCCAAGGCGGAGCAAATAAAGGAATACGAAAAGCGCTTCGAACCAGAGCATCCGGAACCGGAACCATTACCAATGCAACAGGTGATTCAATCATTGGCGGCGTATGGATTTAGTACAGATGAAGCAGCATGCGCAATCGCGAAAGCCATGGCACAGAAGCCTAAGCTGCTGCGCAACCTAACAAACAACTGGCGCAAGATGCACGGTCTGCCGATGCATCGAAAACCTGCATCGTTCAGGAGAAGGAGGAAAGGCAATGGAACAGGAAAGCAGAGTAAATAATCCAAAGCCGTGGATCGCGCAGCTATTCTGCAGACACCATGGCGAGTGGTTCAGAAGACAAGAGCCGTACTTCAACCTGAGCGGCGAGACGCAATATAAAGTCTGCACAAAGTGCGGAAAGAAACTGGATGAGAGATTCATTCCGAACTTTGACGGAAGCTAAGGAGGTGCCTAGATGGGCGGAAGGGCATGGAGCCTGGTAAAATGTCCGATCTGCGGACAGGAATGCTGGAGACCAATGTCAAGACAGGAGCTCCGGCAGAAGAAAATGCAAGCAGCCTGCACAGAGTGCGGACTCAAAATAGAAAGTAGGAGGAACCAACCATGAAACTCACTGAAATGCTCGGCCAGTACGAAGAACTTCTCGACAAGAAGGATCAGCTGGCCAAAGACACCAAGGACAACAATGCAGCCATCGATAAGCTGAAGGCAGAGATCGCAGAAATGATGATCGACGAAGATATCCCGTCCCAGGGATACGGCGACTACATCTACAGCCTCCAGGATAAGGTCAAATACTCCAAGCGTGGAGAAGCCTACCTGCAGGAACGCGGCCTGGACTTCTTCGAGGTACTCAGAGAACAGGGCCTCGGCGAGCTCATCAAAGAAACCGTCAATGCAGGATCCCTGCAGAGTGCGATGAAAGAAATCGCCGAAGAAAACGACGGAGAGCTGCCGCCGGAGCTGGATGAGGTCGTAAGCAGCTACGAGATGACCGACATCGCCAGACGCAAATCAACCAACAAAGCACTCAAAAGAGCGAAAGGAGAATAAACCATGGAACAATTAGAATTTGATTGTCGCCTCGAATCAGAGCGCGAGCTCGAAGAAAACGTAAACATCGCCCTGGAATTTGCCTGCAAGCAGGTCAAGGAAACCAGCAAGTCGAAGGTATCGAACCGCCACGACGGATACGGTATCGCTTCAGAATTCTACGCAGGCATGAAGCTCGACCAGAAGAAGGTAGATGAGAGCATGAAAGACTTCCTGCGCATCCTTCCAACAGAGGATGATGCCAAGGCAGTCGAAGCAGCCAGCAGCCTGAAGAATGCAGCAACCGGCCTGGTACTCCAGGCGACAAAGCTCGCAGCGCAGGCAGACAGAATCATGCACGACTTATACGATGAAGTCAGCAGCTACACCACACCGGTGGAAGATTATCTGGAGGGACAGTTCGAGGACGCAGAAGCGGATCCGGAAGCTGAAGCAGAGGAAGAACAGGAGGACGCTGAGTAATGAGTGAAGCAAACTGCGGAATCTCCGTACACGAAGTAACACAGGTGAGAGTTTCAGATTCAGAAGGCAACGCAATGAACCAGGGCGACACTATCGTCCTGAGAATTGACACCGAAGACATCCTCTGCGTATTCAAAGGAATCGAGAGCGGATACTTCATCACAGAGACGTGCGAGGACGGAATCAGAAACCGCTACCGTGTCAAGAGCATCAAGAAATCCAAAGTAGTAAAGAACGCATCCGTAGATGCAGCAGATGAGGAGGAATAAGAATATGGCAAAAGCAGAACTGACAACCGTGGAAAACTTCAAGATCGTAACAGGCATGGAGGCGATGGATGAGGAACTCAGAGCAGAGCTGGAAGATGAACTCGACGACCTGGACGATGATGGCGGCATCGATGCCAAGCACATCAAGATCCCATCTGGCGGAGGAAAAGCCTTCGAGGTCGAGACAGACGATCCGGACGATCCGGAGGTCATGAAGGAAGTAACCGGCGTGATTATTTTCACGCATCGCATGAACGCCTACTGGGCGCAGAAATTCGGAGAAGCAGGAGAGGATGGCAATATCAATAAGAGCCCGGACTGCAGCTCCATGGATGGAAAACAGGGCATCAACAGAGAAACCGGAGAAATCCGCACCTGCGACACCTGCCCTTATAACCAGTTCGGATCCGACGGAAAAGGCAAAGCCTGCAAGAACATGCGCCGCCTTTACATCATGATGAACAACCGCCCGGACATTTATCTTCTGACAGTGCCGCCAACATCTATCAAGGACGTGAATAAGGCACTGAAGAAAATCATGGGACAGCAGCATATCCCATACAGCCGCATGATCGTGACATTCAAGCTGAACGTGGTCGAGAACGCGGACAAAATCAAATACTCCAAGGTAACGCTGGAAAAGACAGGGCTGCTGCCAGAAGCTCTTTATAAGACAACCGCAGAGCTCCGCAAGGCAATGAAGCAGAGCTATGAGAGCGTAGCGATCACAACAGATGACTACAAGGAAGCAGCACCAATGGAAGCAACTCCGGAAGTCGGCCCTGACGGATTCATGCAGGCAGGCGACATCCAGGACGGAGAGCTGCCATTTGACTAAGCCACAGCGCAGGGCGGTCACCACGGCCGCCTTGCAGAATTGGAGGTAAACGATGGCTAAGAACTTAAAGGAATTTATACAGTGCGGAAGGGATCCCGCATATCTGAAGAACGGAGACATCATCACAGAGGAGCTCGCCTGGAAGATCGTCGGCCAGGAAGGATACGCTGACGGATGCCTGGATCAGGAGTTTGAGATCACACAGAGCCGCATCGTGGAAGACATCATCGGAGGCGAGGGCGTCTATGAAACCATCTACAGAGAGAGCCCGGACCACCCATGGCAGTACATCGGACTGTGCGCAGCGGGAAAAGATAAGAACCTCGCGCCGATCCACGCCAAGACAACATACGTCTGCAGTAAATACAGAGCAAAAAACGAAGTGGAACTGCAGCAGCACATCAGGGACGCCGTGGAAGCATGCCGGAAGGTGCACGAAAGAGGAAACATACCAATCGCGCCGCATCTTTACTGGCCAAGGTTCCTGGACGACAATGATCCACAGGATCGCGACTACGGAATAGCAGCAGGCCTGGAAGCACTGAAGCGCTGCGATGAGATGATCGTAATCATCAGACAGGAAGGTCCGGAAGAAGAATGGATCA